AATTAAGAAAAGATCTATACAAGCTCTGCTGGTACATGAGAGGAAGTGTGTCAGTCGAACAGGCGTGGATGCTTGATTGGGATAGCCGTATAGCTATCAATGAAATTATCAAAGAGAATTTAGATACTACTAAAGATACGGGCTTGCCGTTCTTTTAAAGCTTCTGACCTAAGAAGCTACTGTAGAAGTCAACGCTTTCACGCTGTATGTCTTCTCTCTTAACATTTTGTTTGAACACAGGATTACCATTAGCATCAGCACCTGCTAGAGTTTGACCACCACCACCTTGTACATACTGACTGAATCCGCCACCCGTCTTAGCGCCAACTCCTTGACCAGCCTTTAATCTTGCTTTAAGTGCATTCTGTGCTTTAGGGTCCATTTTGTTATTAGCCGGTGGAGGTGTCGCCGCTCCTGGCTGTTGTGCTACCTTATTATCAGCACCTTGCTCTGGAGCAGGATCTGCTTGTTTACTTGCTGAGTTTGTAGGAGCAGTGGCTCCTGTTTGAGCCGGTTCAGTAGCAGTTGCCGCGGCATTGTTACCGTTACTAGCCGATCCAATACCTGGTTGTGTTTGTGGAGGAGGAGCAAGATCCTGTGGAGGTTGTTTTTGTGCTTGCTTCTGTTGATTCTTTAGATCAGCTAGTTCTGCTTCTTTCTGTTTGATCTGTGCCGCGATGTCTTGAGGATTGGCTCCACCGGCAGGTGCGGCGCCTTGAGCAGGTTGTTGACCTTTACCAGTTAGTCTAGCAAACTCTTGATCTCGAACTGAAGTATCTTTAGGTTGCTGTGGCATGTGTCCGCCAACATGTGCTCTACCTAGAGCTTGCCCTTTTTGATACTGATCTTTAGCACCTTTGAACGCACCAGAAACAGTTCCAAGTCCTTTGGCAACAGCACCTACACCTGTTCCAATTCCACTAGCAATACTGCCTAGTACGCCTTCATCAGTTACTTGTGATTCCGTAATTAGTTCTTCGATCTTCATATTGAGCAATCCTAAATTGTTATCTGATATTTACCAGATTGTATATCATTTTATTTATATATGATAATGAGCTAAAGCTCATTTGCTTCTGCGCTATCGCTTGAAGCATTTCCTTCGGAAAGTGTTAAGTTATGATTAATGCGAAGCATTTAAATATTATCTAGATCGTTCAGTCACATTTCGCCCTGGACGGGCAAAAAAATGAACATTATCTGAGTCGAACATGTGTCACCTAGCAGTAGAGCATTACAGTGGCGGTTGACCGGTACCACGAGCTCCGTTTTCTTCAACGGCGGCTTACATAAATCTGCTAACACTTATGTAAACGCAGGGTTTTTCTCCCTTCCTTTTGCCTTTTCTTATCTTTTCAAACAACCAAACCGCGGCGAATTTGCGATCCTCGTCCTGTAAAGGATAGTGGTTGAGTACTCTTGCGGCAAGAGATTTCCATCCCTGTGCCCCGAGGGCCAGGTATAGGACGCCTGAAGTTTGCTGGCGCTTGCTTGTTACCGCTTGTGAGCCTAGATTTTTTTAATTATGTGTGAGCCATGTACACGGACCTGTATATGTCCGTTATAGTATTCGTCTGATTCTAATACTTTGCGGTCGAATTGTTCTCGGGCCTCAATGTAGGATGTTTCTGCTTTAGATTTACAGTAGTATAATATTTCGCGGGTGAATTTGTCTGCGCCTAATGTGTCTATGTCTGCTTGTAGATTAGGACTTGAGCCATAATATGTTTGCCAGTCAGAGTCAATTTTTCCTCTGATTTTCTTTTTCTTCTTGGTGCCGTTCTTTAACTTTACAGTCTTGTAGGTCGTTTTACTAAATTTTGCTAACTTTTTGCCAATATACTTCCTACCCGAGACTGTGTTTGTGATAAGATAAACAAATCCTACACAGTCTTCGGGGAGTTCTTCAACTAATGTACCTTGAAAGGTCCAAGACATTAAGCTGCCTTAGCTTCCTTACGAGAATTTTTAGTTTCTGTAATTTCGTTACGGCGAGTCTTAATCAACTTACCTAGCTCTGCCAACGCTTTGCGCGAGCGTGTGCCTGCGGCGTTGTTGCCTTTTTCAAATTTTGTGTCTTCTGCTTCCCATGCTGTAACAGCATCTTTAATTGCTTGGATTGTTGCGCTCATTTCTTTTCCTTGTTCTTATGTCCATAATTTCCGCTCGTAGTTCTAATATTAGTTCCCGATTGGCGCTTAACGCTTGTCGTAACCGTACACCTCGTTCATATGTTGGCTTGCGTCTGTATTCCAAATGTATGTTATGGACTTCGGCGATAGTCAACAAAAACTTGTTGTATAGTTCATCGTACTTGTTTATGCTCATTGCTCAATGTAGTCAACAGAATTTGAATAGCTGGTAAATCCGTTTTCTTTGATTACCTTTAGCACATTGTTTACTCTGCCAACTAACTCATCCTTATGAGAAATCAAATATATGTTTTTGTTTCTCTCACGGGCCATCTTCTTCAGAACTGCTAGTCCTGCTTCCACCCCCGCAGAGTCCATACCGGCATCAATCAACTCATCAATAAACAATAAGTTGATATGCTTGTATAAGTTTTCCCACACATCGCGGAACGCCCAGCTTAATGATAAGATTAATCTGTTACGCTCGCCTCGTGATAGGTTATCAAAATCTAAATCTTGTCCTAGTTGAGTAATTTCAACATTCAAATCGTTTAAGAATACGACCTTATGAGGTAACCCCATCTTGTCGATATAATATCCTAGACGCTTGTTCAAGTATGTTAAGTTTTGATCAATAATCTTTTTACGAATAAAACTGTCTTTGTTAGTTAATAGCTTGAGTAAGAATTCTTGATGATCCTTAGTTTTTACTAGCTCGTTAACATTAGTCCAGTCAATTGGTTGAAGAGCAGTATTTTTTAGCTCTTCAATTTGTTCATTGTACGGGTTAGGCTCAGTAGATTTAGCTACTAAACTCTTTTCTAGGCTAGCAAGATTATTTTTATGACCAAGTGCTTCGGCTTCGGTATCATAAAATGTGTTAGGTTTTTGCGGAATGTTGCCGGTACCTATTTCATTTATAATCTTTTCGTAGTCTCCTGATACTTTATCAAAATATTTTTGTGCTTCTTCCAAATGCTGTGTAGCAGTAACAGTCATTTCTTCGTGCTTATGGTCATGAAGCTCCTGTTCACATGCGTGACAAGTTTTATTTGCTAGACTTTCTAATTCTTTTTGATACTTTTTAAGACTTTTTTCGCCTTGTATAACAGCTGACTCTAGTGTAGACTTTTGTTTGTTAAGATTACGGATGCGAATATTCTCTTCATCCCAGGCTTTTAACGAAATATGAGCCGCAAGTTCAGCTTCAATATCAACTGCTTCTAGGTTAACAATCGCTTTGCCTAGGTTTTCAAGTTCAGTCTGTTGTTTTGTTTCCCAAGCAGAACTTTTAATAACTAGACTATCGATACTTTTTTGTACATTTTCGTTTGCGGTTTTAATACCTTCAATTTTAAATGTTTCAGCCTGGATAGTATCTTTGATTAGTTTAATTTGTGTTTTTAATATCTCTGCTTTTTCACTTAACAGAGTAATACCTAATAGCTGTTCGATAACTTCTCGCTGATCACTTGCCTTCATTGACAAGAACGGCTCAGTATATGTGTTTAACGCTACTAGATGTTTGAACATTGTATGGCTCATGCCTAACATCTGTTCAATTGCTTTTTGTGTTTCGCGACTATCGCCTTGGCTTTCGTCTTCGTCTTTAGCTTTTTGTTCTTCGTCATTAACAAATAACTTAAGAACATTAGGCTTGCGGCCTCGTTCAATACGATATTCAATGCCGTCATTTTCAAATTCAACTGTAACTAACATGCCTTTAGCATTAGTTTTGTTGATTAAGTTCTCTTTACGGATGTTTGTAAGTGCTTGTCCGTAGAGCGCATAGCTTAGAGCATTGATTATTGTAGTTTTACCTGTACCGTTACGGCTACCGCTGTCATCTCCACCTAAGTCGACATTCTCACCTAGTACAAGGGTAAGTGCTTCCTTGTCAAAATCTACAGCCTGTGTTTGATTACCAACGCTAAGAAAGTTTTTAACTGTTATATTTTTTATGTTAAAGGTCATAGGTTGTTATAGATATCCAATAATAGCTTTTTGTCAAATGTATCTGATTCAATGTTAACTAGTTGTTCTGTTACAATCTGGTCAACGCTTTCAAACTTGCTGTCAGTAGAATCATCTACTGATCCGTCCATATTACTTTTCTCTTGAATTAAACTAATTTCCCTAATGTCATGTTCGACCATGTAGGTTTCTTTAATGAAGTTTGCTTCTTCGAATGTAATATCAATGTCAAGGTTGACTTTAAGATACATCTTGCTCTTCATTATAGAGTCTTTTTCATCAATAAGTTGGCTTAATTTTACCGTACGGTACTTAGGAGCATCGGGCCAGTTAGTAAACTCTGGTTTACCGCCCCACTCTAAAGTCATCATGCCTCTTTCGTCATCCCAGGTATCAGCAAAGTTATGCGGAAACGCATTGCCCATGTAAACAATTTTATCTCTTTGTTGTCTTTTATGGAAGTGTCCGCTGAATACATAGTCTTGATGTACGAAATGACTAGCTTGTAGCTCACCGTGGTCTGGCATCTGTACCATTGCGTTCATGTAGAACAATGGTAATTCAAAGTGACCAAACATATATTTGCTCTTTGTTTGACTAATGGTTTTCCATTCGTCTCCTACTAACCAAGGTACTAAGGTCACATCATCTATAACTGTTACTTTTTCAACTACAGTAACACCTGGGATGTGTCGACCAAACGCTGAACTATGTACATCTCGTTTGTCTTTGTAGAACAAATCATGATTTCCAGGAAACCAAAAGAACTGTTCAAAGGCAGCGCCTAGCTTTTCTAAACATCTTATACTAGTATCTAATGTAATTAGATTAATTGAGTTTCTATTATGATGCCAATCACCTAAAAAGATACAGGTTTCACAATTTTGTTTCTTTGCTTCGCTGATAAACCAGTCAACAAAGTCTTCGCAATCTTGATTGTGCGTTTGACTGTTTGACTTTAGTCCAAAATGAATGTCGGTAAAACATGCTACTTTTTTAAATAGGGCCATAAGTTAGTAAGTTGCGAAGTGAGTGTTCCAAGCAAGATGTTGTACCTTCATTCCTACGGAAGAAAATAGTTCATCGATGCTTTTATTTGAAAACATTGCTACATGTCCGTTACGAGGAGCAAGGTACCAATAGGTTGGATCTCTTCTTCCTTGTAAAATATCGTTAGCTAGGGTTGTAATTAAGATTCGTCCGTTAGGTTTAAGCCATTTAACCATATCAGCTAGAGTAGCCTTAGGTGTAGGGCTATGTTCTAATACTTCAAACGCTGTAATTAAATCAAACTTTTTATCAGCCGGCCATGTAGGATCCGTTTCCCATAATGGATCCCAGCTTTCGACTTTATATCCTCGCTTGATCAATTCCTCGCCAAATACAGCTGGACCTGCGCCAAAGTCTAAGATTTCTAAACTTTTGTCATTTTGAATAGCTTTAATAAACCATTCTACATCGCGCAAACTTCTAACGCCCGAGTATTCCGGATCAGCTAAGATATAATCATCGTTGTAAATGTTAGATAAGAAGTCTTCTTTATCCCAATCATCAAAGTCGGGAGTAAACAGGTGTTGACATTTGGTACATTGTAGATAATAAACGGCTACTCCTGCGTATTCAAGGTAAGTTCCGTTATTTTCTTCACAAGTTTTGTTAAAGTCGACGCATCCCCAGATTGAGCTTTCGCTATTACAAACTGGGCATGGCTTCTTATATAACTCTGGGTCATATGGTTTCATAGTATTTTCCTATTTTTAAGTATACAGATTTACAATTTTAATGTCAAGCCCCAGACTCTTCTTCATCGTCCGGAATCTCTTCACTCTTAGGCATACGCATATTCTTGTATAGTTCGGCCTGTCGAGCGGTTTCTTC